TACTTAATGCGGTTAAACTAGCATATAATCCTAGTAAACTTCAAAGAGATACACTTTATTCAAATAGAGTTAATCCAGTAATTTTCCAACCAGGTGATGGTATCATCTTGTTTGGTGATAAGACTGGATTTGGAAAATCATCCGCATTTGATAGGATCAACGTTCGTCGTTTGTTCATATTCCTTGAGGATGCAATCTCAGCTGCTGCTAGAGATCAATTATTTGAGTTCAACGATGAAATTACAAGAACTAACTTTGTAAATATAGTTGAGCCATTCCTACGTGATGTTCAAGCAAAACGAGGAATATTTGATTATGTCGTCATTTGTGACGAAACAAACAACACCGCATCTGTAATAGACAATAATGAGTTTGTCGCAGATATCTTCGTTAAACCCGCACGTTCAATCAACTTCATCGGTCTAACCTTTGTTGCTACAAGAACTGGCGTATCCTTTGAGGAAGTAATCGGTAACATTTAATTAACTTAAGGAAGTAACAACTCATGGCTACAAGAAACCAACTCAATCCACCTCCATTAAGAAAGATTACTGATTTCAAGAGTAAACTAAGTGGTGGTGGTGCACGTTCAAATCTCTTTGAATGTGAACTAGCATTTCCACCAGCAGTTAATGTGGAAGGTTTGAATGATATTTTGAATAAGGCAAGATTCTTAGTCAAAGCAGCAAACTTACCTGCATCTAACGTTGCTCCAATTGAAGTTCCTTTCAGAGGTAGGGTTTTAAAAATCGCAGGTGATCGCACATTCGACACTTGGACAATCACAGTTATTAACGATACAGATTTTGCAATAAGATCTGCTTTTGAAAAGTGGATGAATACAATCAATAGAGTTTCTGATAATACTGGTACAACCAATCCAGCAGATTATCAAGCAGATGCATTTGTATTCCAACTTGATCGTAGTGGAGAGACATTAAGAAAGTATCATTTCTATGATGTGTTCCCAACACAGGTTGCACCAATTGAATTATCTTATGATGCTCAAGGAATTCAAGAGTTTCAGGTCGAACTTCAAGTTCTTTACTGGGAAGCAATTAAAGGTAACGGTGCTAACGCTGGTGGAGAGGACATTAACTAATCTCCTAAATAGTGCTATAATAGAAGTAAAAATATTATACTATGGCTAAACTGTTTGGTTTTTCTATTGATGATGGTAAAAGTAAATCACCGTCAGTAATATCCCCTGTCCCGAAGTCAAATCAGGACGGGGTTGATAATTATATTTCCAGTGGATTTTACGGATCCTATCTGGATATTGAAGGTGTTTACAGAACTGAACATGACCTAATTCGTAGATATAGAGAGATGGCACTTCACCCAGAATGTGATGGTGCTATTGAGGATGTAGTTAATGAAGCCATAGTTAGTGACTTATATGATTCTCCTGTTGAGATAGAATTATCTAATTTAAATGCAGGAGATGCATTAAAAAAAGCAATCAGAGAAGAATTTAAAAATATAAAAGAGATATTAGATTTTGATCGCAAAGCACACGAGATATTCAGAAACTGGTATGTTGATGGTAGATTATATTATCTAAAAGTTATTGATGTTAAAAATCCTATGGAAGGGATACAGGATCTAAGATATATTGATCCTATGAAGATGAAGTTTGTTCGTCAACAGAAAAAAGAGGATCCTAGAACAAAAATACAAGTAGGTGCTAAAGGTGGAGCAGAGGGTGTTAACGAACCAGATATAGAAGAATACTTTTTATACACAGCAAAACCAAATTACAATTCTGGTATGGTTGCTGGATCTGGTGCTAAAAGAGGGTCAGTAAAAATTGCGAAAGATTCAGTTGTTTACTGTAGTTCTGGATTAGTTGATCGTAATAAAGGAACTGTTTTGTCTTACATGCACAAGGCAATCAAAGCACTCAATCAACTAAGAATGATTGAAGACAGTCTTGTTATTTACAGATTATCAAGAGCACCAGAAAGAAGAATATTCTATATTGATGTTGGTAATCTTCCAAAAGTAAAGGCAGAACAATATCTAAAAGAAGTGATGAGTCGTTATAGAAATAAACTTGTCTATGATGCAAACACTGGTGAAGTTAGAGATGATCGTAAATTCATGTCTATGATGGAAGATTTTTGGCTACCAAGAAGAGAGGGTGGACGAGGAACTGAAATTACAACTTTACCAGGTGGTCAAAACTTAGGTGAATTATCAGATATTGAGTATTTCCAGAAAAAATTATATCGTGCACTTGGAGTTCCTGAGTCAAGAATTGCTGCAGATGGTGGATTTAATTTAGGTAGATCATCAGAGATATTAAGAGATGAACTTAAGTTTTCAAAATTTGTAGGACGTTTAAGAAAAAGATTTTCTGCGATGTTCAATGATATGCTTCGCACTCAATTGATATTGAAGAATATTGTAACACCAGAAGATTGGGAAAGTATGGGAGAACATATTCAATATGATTTCTTATATGACAATCAATTTGCAGAGTTGAAAGAATCAGAAATGATTCAAAGTCGTTTAGGTAATCTAGCAACAATAGAACCATATATTGGTAAATTTTATTCCACTGAATTTGTAAGAAAGAAAATTCTTAGACAAACAGATAGTGAGATAGAGGAAATTGATAATCAGATTGAAGATGAAATACAAAAAGGTATACTACCTGATCCATCACAAATAGATCCTATTACGGGTCAACCATTACCTCAAGGACAAGATTTAGGTGATGTTCCACAAGATCAAGACCTTGAAGCAGAGTCAGAAATAACTGATGCAGAGGCACAAAAAGACGCTAGGAAAGCCGAGATATAAATAAATTATATAATTATAGTATTTTTATGGAAGATAATGATGCTCAACCAACAAATGTGTTGGATATGATCGCCACTGACGCTAAACCTGCAGAAATCACAGACACATTGAAAAATATGATCTATGCTAAAGCTGGTGAAAAGATTGATGGCATGAAACAATATGCTGCAGCAAGTTTATTTGGTCAAGAACCAGAAGAAACTGAAGAACCTACAGCAGAAGTTGAAACTGAAACTGAAGTAGATCAAGAACCCGAAGAGGAACCTCAAGAAAATGAGTAGACTATTAGTTAAAGGTGCAGAAACTGCATTAACAGCAGGAGCTAGTAACGCAACAACTTGTGGAGCAGCTACAGTTGTTAGAATTTTAAACGTTTCTGGTTCA